CAACCGCAATGCTATCACCAATAACCATGCAGTCCATAAATTACTCCATCAAAACATAATCTTCTTTAGAAACACCACACTCGGGACAATTAACTGAATCTGGCAGACTCAAATAATCTGCTTCAGACAATGTGTGACCACAAACGATACAAACATATACTTTCTCACTCATTATAGTTCTCCTAGTTTTTGTTGATATGCTTCTGCGTGGCGTTTCTCGACCTTAGCAAGTGCAGCGAAACGTTTCTCTGCCAATTCAAGAACCTTTTTAAATTGTTCGGCGTGTTCTTTAGATTCTTCAATTTGTACTTTTGCTTCCATTGAGGCGGTAAGATCACCTTCAAGTTCAGCTGCACGTTGAAAATCTGGATACATTGTGGTGAATTCATACGTTTCACCTTCAATTGCTTTCTCCAAACATTCTTTAGTGGAAGGCTTACCAATCAACAACTCAAGGTGACCCCATGCATGTAGAAGTTCTTGGTCTGCGGTATGCCAAAAATGTTTAGCAATGTCCTCAAAACCTTCATCTTGGGCAATCTTGGCGAAATAACGATATTTAATATGTGCCATTGACTCACCAGCCAATGCACTCTCTAAGTTTTTTATTGTGGTAGACATGTTTTTCCTTTTTTAAAATGGTGCGCCCGAAGGGACTTGAACCCCTAACCAACGGATTATGAGTCCGCTGCTCTAACCATTGAGCTACAGGCGCAAATATTATTTGATATATTCTACGCTATCTTTACGCAACCAATGGATTAGTTGTGTTTGATTACCTGCTGGAAGACGTTTATTCACGGCAATAAATTCCACACCATCAATTTCCTTTGATGGCCAATCAGAGAACGTATAGAATTCCTCATTTGAGATTTTTACACGGACTTTTTTGAGAATAGATTTTTTTTGCGTTTTCATAATAAAATTATATAATAAAGTGAAGGGCCTGTCAAGCCCTCCATTTGGTTTTGGTATTAACTACCTTTTATACCTGGTCCAGATTTATATTTTTTAAGATTTTGAATTGCTTCCAAAAAAGCTTCGAATAATTTTCTAATCATTTTATTCTTTACTTTTCACGGAAATTTTCTTGACCATGTCTTGTGTTTTGACTAGGTTTTCCAACCAAATCTTTAACATGCCATTGGCAAGTTCTGCATTTTCAATTTCAATTTTGTCTGCAATTTTGAATTCATGTGTGAAATTGCGTGTAGCAATACCTTTGTGTAGGAACGTGCCTTCTTCTGGTGCGCTGTCTTGAGCTGCACCTTTAATGACCAATTTGTTACCTTCTAAAGTAACCTCAATATCAGATTTAGAAAAACCTGCAACCGCCACCTCGATAACCCATTTGTTATCTTTGATCTGGCGAATATTGTATGGAGGATAAGTGGGAAGTTTGGTCATGGATTTGGCCATTTCTTGCAGGTCATCGAACATTTTTTCGTAACCAACAGCGAAAGGGTCAAATTTGTGGAAGTCGAAAAGATTTGAGGCATAGTTTGTCATATAGTTCTCCTATTAAGCGAGTACAAAAAATTGCAACCCCGAAGGCATTGCGGTTAATCCAGCTTACCTTATACTGGTCTGAACTTTCGTGTCAGAGGTGTAATTACACGGACGCCTTTTACCGTAGCGACAAACAGGCCCTAAGGTGGGCAGAATTGGCACCTGTGGTTCTTTTACTACCCTTCACAGGTATGGTAGTTTCCCATCCCGATGGGACTAGGATTATACAATTATTTATATTGGATGTCAAGAATTATTTGAACGTTTACCGATATTGTATTTCGGTACCAGTTGCCACTCATCTTTTTCTTTATGTGAAATGATCTTCACCTGAGAAAGGAAGATAGGTTCTGGAGTTTTTGTTTGCTCTTTGTTGACAATTTTTAAAAGACCCCAATCTTCCAACAAGTTAACAATCGCATTTCTGCGAGATAGGTCATTGTCGGTAATATCGGTTTCTTTTCCGTCTAGAGCAAATAATTCTTTGAAATGTACCACATAGTACTGCCCACGTTTGTGCAGAATGTGGCAAGATTGATAAAGAGTTTTGTCTTTTTTAGATGCAACACCGATACGGGTAAGTGTTTCACGCACCTTTAGAAAATCATCTTTTTCTTTTAAAGTTACTTCTACCAAATTCTTAACGTCATTCATTTCACCCACCCTTATCTGTTTTTATTCTTATTTCAGAGATTTGTTCATCGGTGAGAATACGCAAAGCCTCTTTGGCTTTTTGATTCGAATATCCAAAGTAGGTTTTTACGCAATCAATATTCTCATCTTTTTTAGACTTTTGCCACGGAGCGAACTTGCGCTTCATGGGTCTAATGTTATTTAGAAAATACTGGTATTGCATGTCTTTGTCGATACCTGGCCAAAGATTCATTTCACTTGCATACAGTACGCAATCTAGATGATATGACAAAGACCGATTAACAATAAAGGGTGCGTAATCCTTGAAATCCAGTTCATCTTCTGCCTTCTTCTTTTGAAGAATCAGATCCACATAATCGAACGGACTCATTTGAACTGACACTCAACCATGATTTCAGTCAGACATGCGATCAGGTTAATCTCATGGTCTGCAACAAATGCGGCTTGATATTGATATTTCGCCAGAATCACAACCATCTGTGGCACAGAGTTTGCTTCTAGAACACCATACAAACCATCATAGATGTTTCTGAAAATGCGTGTCGGATCATTGTCCAGGTTGTTTGTGACCCACTTACGGCACGATGCAAAGTCTTTGTCTTTGAGTGCGGTGATAAGTTCAGTAATACGAATTTCAGAAACTGATGCCAGAATACCTTTATCGATAGTACCGCCAGCAGCATATCTCTGAAGTTCGTTCAGAATTCTACGATTGTCTGGAAAGTGTTTAGTGATAACGGATGCAACAACTTCTTTTTCGTAAGTGATATCTTCAGTCTGAAGGATATTTTCAACACGTTTAAAGAACTGTGCAGCCATCTTGGCTTTGCTGCCATTGGCTTTAAAGTCAATTACTGTGCAACGAGAATGAATAGGATCGATAATCCGATTCTTGTAATTGCAAGTAAAGATAAACGAGCAGTTAGAAGCAAACTCTTCGATTGCACCACGCAGCGCAGGTTGCGTTGAATTTGGATTTAGATAGTCCGCTTCGTCTAGAATAACAACTTTGCGTCCACCAGATAAGGACATTGAGGACGCATAGTTCTTGATTTTGTTCCGCAGAACATCGATACCAGACTCATCAGAACCGTTGATGATGATGTAATCACATCCAATCTCTTCACAGAGGGCTCTTGCAACGGTGGTTTTACCGACACCTGCGGTGCCTGACAAAAGAAGGTTGGGAATCTTCTTCTGATTTACAAAGTCCTGAAATGTCTTTTTGAGTGCATCAGGAAGAATACATTCCTCGATAGTCTTAGGACGATACTTCTCCACCCACAACATGTGTTCGTTCATTCAAATTCTCCATAATATAATTAAATTTCATTGCGCCATTCCCATCCTAAAATAAGAGTGACCATTTTTATGTGAAACCAATTAGGTTTCTTTGTCATACTCACAAAAAAGTTCGGAGAAATACACCAATATCCAACTGCTGCTGGTGGTTGATACATTTTAAAAGACGAACTTGTAGTGAGAATATCTTTCATTTCACATCTAACATCGATTCAAAAAGGGCTTCAAACTCTTTAGATTCGGCAACCTCTGTATGAAAGGATTGTTTGAACTGAGTTTTTGCCATGCGTTTGATAATCTTTTTAGGAACTTTCAATTCATCATTGGCAGCATCAACGATATCTTTGATTGCCTCATTATTCGATTGGTTGCGGTTCATGTGTAGAACCATCTCATCAACATAACCTTTCAACTTTTTAAGTTGTTCTTCATCATAAGAACCAAACAGTGTATTCACTTTAGTCATTTATTAAGTTCTCCATTAATCGATCCAACAACATCTAACATCATTTGTTCTAGAGCAACAGTACCTGTGATCAAGTTGACGACAGTGTTTCCCGGAACTTCTTCCGTATTTGGAGATTCCAATACAGCAATAACATGTTCAGGATTAATTGCAATGGATTTTTTAGACATTGCATCAGTAAAATAAATCAACATGTTATTCTCCGAATTTAGATTCTTTGGCTTCAATAGCAATCCAGTATTGCAGATCACCTTTTTCATTCTTGAACGAAGCAAGCCCTTGTGACGAGACTTCAACAGTATAGGTGCCAGGAATCATCTTGAAGTTTTCTGTTAGGAAGACTGCCTTAAAAACTTTTCCGTTGTTGCTGTCGCCGATTTCGATTGTGTTCGTGTGTGCAGAATCATCCTTGGCATCGAATGTCGAAACAACAACTTTAGAACCATCAGATTGAAATGCAATGTGTGACGATCCAAGAACAGCAGCATTCTTCAATGCCTGAGCCAAGTCTTCGTCTTTCAGTTGAAACTCACCATCAACTGTTGGCAGTTTTAGTTCTTTATCTGGAGGAGAAACAATCATCGTCTTTACAGTAGTACGATATTTGGTTTTGCTGCGACCAGATTTAAAGATCACATGTTGTGTGTCAAAATCCAATTCAGTATCTTTGTTCAGAGAGAACACCGACAAAAATTGATTCAGATCATAGATGCAAAAGTCTTGTGGGAACTCATCAGGTAAGGTTGCTTTTGCAAGAACCGTTTTAGTTGACGAAATGGTTGCAATCTTATTGCCTGTTTTAAATTCGATGCCGGAATTAATGCCAGCAAAGTTTTTCAACACTGTTAGTGTCTCACTCGATAATTTCATAATATACTCCTTATTACATTTCTTCAATTGTACTAGAACCGTAGGAAAGTTCAAGTTTTTTGGTGACCTTTTTCTTCAAGTCTTCCAATGTACCATCATTCTCAATGATATAATCAATATGTCCGCCAATCCAACGCCACTCAGATTCATGTATACCAGATCGTAACATGAAGCTTTCTGCAGCACGATCACCGCGGTTTGCTTTTCTTGCAATGTCATACCAATGTGGTTTAACACCTCTTTGTATTTCAATCAAAATGCCACCTTGATCATGTACAAATTGTATTTCATTTTCAAAACGAACATCAGTGATAACAAAATTTTGTTCCGGGTTCGACATGATGTATCTCTTCATTTTAATAACCCAAAAATCTTTGTGAAATACATCTCTACCAACTTCTGTGCCTAACAACTGTAATGCGAGTCTTGGTGTAAATTCTTTTCCAAATTCTTTAGACCAAAATTCGTCAGGTTGTTCTCGCCACTTGCGGGAGGCATCAGTGTCACCTTCTAGAAGGTGTCTAGGCCAGTCAAACATTTCAGCGGCAACATCCTTAACACCTTTGGCAAAACTCAAAGGAGTAAAGCCCATGTCTCTAAGGATGTCACCAGCCGTGCCTTTACCTGAACCGATGAATCCAAGTAGGCCTACAATCATCACATTTCTCCAACAAAATTCGCAACAGCAGGCATGTCGCCTTTGAAGTGATATGTGCCGATGTGATCAGTACGCATCCAAGGGCAGAGCCAGATTTGCCCACCAAGCTTACGCCAGAGTTGACAGAACATGTAGTCTTCAGACAGGTAACGATCTGTGCCACCACCAGTTGCAGAATCTGCACTATCAATGATAGTATCAAAGTATGCATGAATGTAACGTGAACCATCAAAGTGTGCTTGACCAACGTGATCTGGTTTGTAACGCAATTGAGGATATGCTGCTTCGAACTTGGGAAAAACTTCACGTTTGACCATCATAAAGCCTGTACCAATTTCCAGAACTTCAAGAGGTTCAGACACAGAAAACTTTTCAGTACCACGAACGGGATTGAAAACATAATCACCAGTTACTTTTTCCAAGGCCTGAGCATCGATTTCTGGATTTCTCTCCATGGCTTTCTTAACAGAACGCCACTTGATGGCTTTCTTAGGATAAGGACCACCAATAACATCTTTGTCCAAGGCAAGAAGTGCAATCACATCTTTTGGATCAAAGTGAATGTCGGAGTCAATAAACAACATGTGTGTGCAGTTTGAACGATTCAAGAACTCATCAACAAGGTAGTTTCTTGCACGTGTAATTAAAGATTCATTGAAGAGAAATGAAAATTTAACTTGTACACCATACTGAATGCAAATAGACTGCAAGTCAAGGCAAGCCTTGGCATAAAGTCCGTGATTCATACCACCATACATAGGTGTTGCAACGAAAATACTTTTCTTTTGAAGCTCTTCTTTTTTAATTGAAATTTCCATTATCTCTCCAAAAATAAAAAAAGGGAGAACCACCTTTCGGTGGTCTCCCAGTCAAACAGTCAATTAAGCACTGAAGTTGTAACCGGCTTTGATAGCGGCACGAACCATAGCCTTAGTAGGCGAACCAACACGATAGACGGCAACTTTAGAACCGTCAGCGCGAGTCTTGGTGTTTGTATAGATAACATGACCTTCTTGACGCAGCTCATCGATACGAGCGCTGACATTCTGGATGCCGAAGCGAGCACGAGCTTGTGCGGTAGAGAGGGTGTTGTAGCCTTCTTTCTTGTTCAGAAAGTTGATCAGGCGTTGCTTAGCGGATAATTTAGTCATAGTAATCTCCATAATGACAAGGTTAACAAAAATCTTGCGTTTTGCAAGTCTTCACAGTATACTATTATATAGACACCGTGTCAAGTATTTTCATGGTATACTTGAATTATCTGCCAACTTGTGGCAGGTATTTTGCCTTGGTTTCTTCCCAAGACAAGAAGATCAAATCATCATAAAACAAAGACTCATAAGAGACATTGTTCTTCTTCTTCAACATCGAAATCCTACCTTTTGCATATTTGGTTTTCCAAATACCAGACAGTGTTTCCTCCGAGGTGTCGAAGGATTTGATCAGTTCATTTTCACCAATTTCTTTCCTTAAGAATTCATTGGTGTTATTATAAAGAGGAGAAAAATAAATGCCTCTTTGATGTTCGGTACGAACCAGATTTTTAGGAATGCCAAGTTTTGGATATGCGAAATTCAACGTGCGGTTTTTATGGTCACGTTTAAAAGGCAGACCATTTGGTTTTTTGGCTTCCCACCATTCGAAATATTTTTGAGTGTGATTCTCTTTTACCCAATCATACACAGCATTAACGGTCTTCTTTGTCGGTTCGAATGCAACAGAACCACTAGAGAAACCCATCTTGTTCCAGTGTTCAAGCCCATCATATTGAGACAGACCATTTGATTTAGTGTTGCCATACAGTGACGTTGTTGTCACACCTACGAGCACATCACCATATTGTCTCTTCCAATCTTTCTGTACTGTATCAGATAGACAGAGTAGTGCCAACAATTTGCCGCCCATATAATTGAATCCAAGAGGTTGCAGAGGCACGATGGTCGAACCGATTGCAGTATGATTAATCATATTGCCTTGTGTCTTAATGGTTCGTTCCCAACCGATGGCCTTGTCTCGCGGTGTCAAGTCAAGAAAGTCGGATGAAATGCAAATGACACCAAGATATTTACCTGTAACTTCATCTTGAACGGTGTAGAACAGGTTTCGACCAATGTTTGAATTATTCTTCATTGTTGAAGAAAAGGTACGAATTGTATTCCAAGTTTCTGCCAAAGGTCCATTCGACAAGACCATTTTAGGTTTCAACTTCTCATAACATTCTGGTGTTTTTGGCATCCAGAAATTTGATTTGACTTTTTCAATCATCTTCATTTGGTTGTTGTCAATCAATTGAACCTGATAACCATCTGTGAGTGTATTGATTTCGCGTGTAGGATACTTTTCATGTACTTCACACCACTTTTGATACAAAGTATATTCACGGACATCCATGTTGGATGCCTTCGTCAAATCGTCGACCAAAGATTGTTTTAGTTTCTCGGTATCGATATGAGTGAAACGCTCCGGTTCATTTTGAACCTGCCAATTCCGCCATTGTTCTTCAAATGGTGGATATACTTTTTTGGTAGCCATTAATTATTTCTTTTTTGATAGATTGTACTTTTGGAACTTAAGCATCTTCTTGTTCAACTTGCTGAGTTTTTTCAGACCAAGTTGTAATGCAAGAGGTTTAGTCCTATCAGTATACACTATTCCGTTCATGTGGTCAAGTTCGTGCAGGAAACACCTGGCGGTTAATCCCTCAAAAGTTTTGGTATGTGTTTCGCCTTTGAAGTCTTGGTATTTTACCTGAATTGTTTTTGGTCTTGTTACCTTTAATGACAACATTGGAAAAGAAAGGCATCCTTCATCCATGTGAACTTCTCCTTCGGAAGAGATCAATTCGGGATTAAAGAATGCGACATATTCTTCACCTGTACCCATAACAAAAACACGATGTGTATAACCACACTGATTGGCAGAAAGCCCTAGTCCGTTATTTGCTTTACAGGTTTCCACCAAAGAAGAAGCAAACTCTGCCGGATTAACAGGTGGTTTCTTAAAGTCGAACTCCGGCAAAACTTGATAGAGAGTTGGCCAATCAGGAGGAGCAAGTTTAAAGATTGGTGCGGTTGACGCAATCTTACTTTGTTCTTGTGTGTCGTATAATACAAATTCATCGGTACTCATTTTGTTTCCTTTACTTTTCAATCACTGAAAAATTATTCTTCTTAACAAACTTAATAACAGAACGGAACTTATCAAACAATTGATCACCTTTGTGTGAGATGACAAAAACGTTTGTATCAGAAGACAACTCTTTCAATAGGTTCATTAAAAGTTCAACAGAAGCCGTATCCAAACTACTATCAAATATTTCATCCAGTATCAGCAGATTGGTATTGGTACTGTTCTTCAATTTGGCAACTTGGCGCCAAGTTAACAACAATGCCATATCAATCTTTTGTTTCTCACCTTCAGAGAAATTGGCATATGAAAATTCATCACGGTGCCGGCTCTTGATTGTCTCTTCAAAGTTTTCGTTGATATTGAAGTTGACAAAGAAGTCCATTGAAGACAGGTACTTGTTGATCAACTTATTCATAATCGGTAAGTACTGTTTGATGATCTTCGTTTTAATACCGGTATCTTTCAGTAGAGTGCTGGCATATTCATGGTAATGTTTCAACGAAACAAGTTTCTCATACGATTCAGTATATGTTGCCAATTCACTTTTCAAATCTTTCAACTTCTCATTCTCTTCTTCCAGATTGTCTTTGGTTGAAGAGAGATCGGTGATCTCTTTATTCAGTTTGGTAATATATTGTTGTATAGCAGATATGGTTGAGTTGTGTTTAATAATTTCGCCATTGTGTGCATTGATATGTTTCAACACAGCGGCAACATCATTCATTCGCTTTGTAATTTTACCGATCTCTGCCTTAATTTCCTCAAGACCCTTTTGTTGTG